GAAGCGCGCGAAGGTGGGGCGCTTCTGTCCCTTGCGGCGCACGCGGCGCACAGCCTGGATGTTATCGGCCGGCGTCCACGAGCTTTCCAGCATGTCGAGCCGGCAAGCCGCAGTCAACGTGATGCCGGTGCCTGCGGCGGTGATGTTCCCGACGAGGACCCGCACGCCGTCCTGTTCGTGCTGGAAGCTCTGCACCGCATCTGTGCGCGCCTTCTCGCTCGTGCCGCCGACAATCGCGGCGGTGCGGATACCAGCCTGCGTCAAATGGTCCGCGACAAGCTGGATCGCGCGGCGGTGGTGCGCCATCACGACCAGTTTGTCGATCGTGCCGGACTTGATCTCGTCCGTGATGAGCCGGGCGTAGCCGGGTGCCTTGGCCTCGGCAATCAGCGCGCGCAAGGTGGCGACATGGGTGCTGTCGTCGAACGACAGCGCACCTTCGGCCTCGACGGCCTGCACAATCCGCTGATCGAGCCCTGGATACTGCCGCAGGTAGTTCACGATTTCCTCGCGGGATCCGTCCACTGCCAGCGGGTCGATGCGGATCGGCGGTAACTGTTCGCCCACGTCGTCGAATGTCCGCATGATCGACATCGTGCGCAGCAGCGCCTGCAACTCGGGCAGCGCCTCCTTGCGCACCGTATTGGACACCGAAAATGTGCCGATCCGCTGCTTGAAGTAGCGCTTCTGGAATGCAGTGAACGCGAGCGGCGTCGCGCCGGCCAGCCGCATCGGCACCCATAAATCCGCCGGGTCGTTCTTGATTGGCGTGCCGGTCAGGCACCACACATGGTTCGCCATTGCGGCCACGCCGCCGAGCCCGTTCGCCCCGATAATCGCCTTGGTGCGCTTCGCCTCGGGGTTCTCGAGGTAGTGGCTTTCGTCAATCACCAGCAGGTCGAAGAAATCCGCCGCGAGGTCCGCCGACCAGTTGGTTGCCTGCTCGAACGACACGACCAGCACGTCGATCTTGTCCCGCTGCCACATATCCAGGTCGAACACGCTGTCGGCCTTGCACACCCGCGCACCGTCGCGGCCCCACAGCTTGAACTGGTAGGGCCAGACCTGCCGCACGCCGGCCGGGCAGATGACCAGCGTGCGCCCGGCGCGCACAAGCTCGCGGGCGCGGATGGCCTGCGCGGTCTTGCCGAGCCCCGGCTCGTCGAAGATCGAGGCGCGGTGCTTGCTCGCGAGAAACGCCGCGCCCTGAAGCTGGTATGGCTCAAGCTGGTCGGTCACTTCGGGTCATCCACTTTGAAGTTGACGGCCTCGGCGCCCTTGGTCACGAGCAGGCCCACTGTATCGCAGATCTTCATTCCGTGCCGGGCAGCAAAGCGGTAAATCAGGTCGCACGTATCTTCGCGCAGACGGACGTTCATCTGCGTGTAGGTGTTGCGCGTGTCCGGCTTCGTGCCGTGGTAAATGTGCCGCCGGGACACGCCGATCAGCTTCGCGATCTTGTTGGGCAGAAACCCGGCAGCGCGCAACTCGCGCACAACCTCGTTGCGCTCCTGCACGGTCGTCCAAAAATATCGGCGCTCCTCGCCATTGACGTGCGCAACGACGGTGCGGTTTCCCTTCATCGCTGGCATGTCGGACAAACCTTCTTGAGACTAATCGCCGCGACGATCCCGCGCCACTGCTTATCCTGCGGGTGTTCCACCTTGGCCCGCAAAGCCGCCACGGCCTCGCTAAAGTCGGCAAGCATCTGGCCTTGGGTTTTGTGCTTCTTCAGTCGCACATTCACGCGGAATGCCGCTTCGGGCCACACCTGTTTCTCGGTCATCATCCGATCCTCATCATCACGTAGCCCGGCCAGTCGGCCTCGGCTACGACGGTTGCAATACATTGGTCGTTCGGAAGTCCGTCGCACATATGCACCATGTGGTCGCGCATGTCGGCGTCATCAACCACGATTGCCAGCCCCTCGCGGGCTTGGTTCGCGACGCTCGGCGCGCGCAGCACGTCGGAGATCAGCTTGGTTCGGTTGTCGCTGTCACCTTTCATGTTCTTCGGCAGGTCGATCCATAGGCAGTAGCGGCCATTGCGGAACATCGGCAGCTTGTCGAAGTCGCCGAGTGTATCGCAGACCTGCTGCCACCAGAACCGATAAGCGGCGGTCTTGGCCGTGCGGTGCGAGTGACCCCGAGACGCGAACGCAGCGTTCACGCTCGGCGGCAGCGGCAGCCGCACGGACACAAGGTTCTGGCGAACGCGCGGCGGCATCAATCACCCTCGCGGTTTCGATCAACGCGCAGCAGCGTGTCGCGATGGCGCTTGTACATCTCGGCGCGCAACTCGGCCTGACGGCGCGTGAGCCGCTCGGCCGCGAGCATGTCCGACATGTACATCCACACCGCCAGCCCGCAGCAGACGGCCGACACAACGGCCACGAACGCGAACCATGCGAATTGCTGAACCTCGGGCGTCATGGTGCACCTGCCTCGCTGATCGCGTCCTGCGCCACCTTGGCCTTGTGCTCGGCGATGGCGCGCAGCGCAGCCATGCGCTCGGGCGTGGCCGGCGACCAGGTGCGTTCACCTTTGCGCATCAGCGACAGGTACGGGCGACTGATGCCAATCGCCTCGGCCAGATCGGCGTCACGCACGCCAAGCTCCGAAAGATGCGCGGCGATCGACGCGACCGGGCTGACAGGGGCGTCACCCTTGGTTGCTTTGGCCGGGGCGGGCGTGGCGGGTGCCGGTTCATCATCCCATCCGTCATCGCTGCTCGGCTCGGGTTCGGGCTGCTCAAATGCCTTCGCCACGAATGCCGGCGGCTTGAAGTCGTCGCCGTAACCGGCGGCCAGTTCGGGCGCAAACCCGATCACGCGGGCGCTACCTTCGATAAGCGGGCCGGCAGTTTTCAGATTATCGGCCGCGTCCTGGTAGATATCTTTCTTGCGCCGATCCAGGTCAGCCGGGATTTCCAACTCGTGCTTCGGCTTCTGCGGCAGCGCGGCACCATGCAGGTGCGCGAGACGCGGTTCACTGCCGACGAACTCGCGAAGCTGCTTCCCGTCAACGGTCGAGATCGGCATGCCCGCGACGGCCAAGCCGAACGCCTGCCGGATGGCCGCGACACGCGCGGTCCAGTCCGACGCCTCGTAAATCGGCGTGGTTTCAACTTCCAGTCCCGGCGCGAACCGGGCGATGACCTCATCGAGATCAGCCAGCCCGCCGTTTTCCTCGATCTCGACCTCGCAGGCGACGGCCACGTCATCGACGAGCTTGCCGAGCCCGCGCGAGATCGCGGAACGGGCGTTTTCGCGGATCGCCGCGTTGGCCTTGTCCGTGACTGAAAGCCACGTATCAGACGATCCGAACGCGGTTGGATCGTCGCGCAGCGAAAGCGGCCATTCGGCCGCCGCCCGCTCGATTTCTGCTCTGATGTCCATTGGTTTTCACCTCTCGTTTGCATAAACCATTATGCGACCCCTGGCTGTCATGTCAAGAGTTCGCGTGGCGATCAGGCGCGGACTTCCGGTTCTGATCCTCTGCAGCCTTGTGTGCGGCATCGAATGTCCGAAACAGTCTCGGGCATCCTCGCGCGTCGAGCAGCTCCGCTTTGTGTGGCTGCGCGTCATCGTTCCAGACACGCCACATCGGCTTTCCGGCTTTTGTCATATACCCGCTTGCGGGTTTCCATGGGCCGGTCAAAGGAATGCGTTTTCGCGTCCACCTTTTAGGGTCGGTCAGGTTATGCGGATCGTGTAGCGGGGCCATCTTTTTCACCCTTGGTTGCCTGGTTGCGTTGAAGCGTGGCGGTCAGACCGCAACGCCGTTACCGAAAATAATCCGAACCGCGCACAAACCTTCACTAGCGCGCTCGAACGCGATCGGGAGCCGGTTCCCGTGAAAAGGAAGCACGGCCAGCTTTTCGGCTTGGCAGGCTTTAGCGTAAGTCGCGGCGCGTTCCCGCACCGCGGCAGCTTCAAGCCGTGCCGCGTTCAGTTCACGCTCTATGCGCAAAGCCTCGTGCATCATGTCTGCGAAGAAACGCAGGTCGCCCATCGTTTTCACCCTTGGTTGCCTGGTTGCGTTGAAGCATGGCGCTTCCCGGTGAACCGCCTCACCTGGGCGGTTCACGAAGCAGCGTCACACGGCTTGCCAAACGGTGAAACCGGTTTTCTCTAAGCGCCGGCCCCAATGGAAACCGTTGTCGTCAAGGCAGGCCGTAACAAACTCATCAACGAAGTCGTGCCACGGGCGCCCATCCGTTTCGGCGATGCGGCATTCTTTGGCGCGCGCTTTGACTTTCTCGGCAAGCCGGCCTTTGCGCACCACATCAGCAACGGCCGCAGAATGCTTGTCGTATCCGCCCCCGCCCGCGAAGCCGCGCACCATCGGAACGCCGATCCAATGCACATAAGCATACAGGCGGCCAGCGC